CAATTCACTATACAAACCTTTCTTTGACAAACAGCAGGAACTAAAGGAAAGGTACAGTTAAAGTAACTTTAATGAGCAAAGCAGCAGAACTAAACAGCACAAGGGAAATAGCCGAATACCTAATGAAGGGCATGGCTGCCTCCCTATACAAAACAACCAAGTGGAACACCGCACCCCAAACCATTAAGTACCGCAAAGGAATCGTAGAGGCATGGACACCCTTCGCAGATGCCAACCCAGAAGTGGTAGAGGACTTACAGGAACTATTAGACTTCCTCATATCAGGGGATACCGACCAAATAGAGGAGGAGTTAGGGCATTGTTTTGGGTTTCCGCAATTGAGGGACTGTTTAGCTGATTACTTCACCGAGCTAATACTATGAACCTATGGCTAAGAAACAACGGACGTTGGAGGAAAGAACCGAAGACAACATAAAGAAACTCACAGAGGCGAAACTTGCCAAGAAAAAGAAAAAGCGCAACTACGTACCCAAGGCAGCGCAAAGGGAGAAAATCAACAAACAGAACCAAAAGAAGAGGGCTAAGAATCTCCTAGAAAAACATAAACAATTCCTGCGCAGCTATGAGGGCAACGCAGGCAATTTGTATTTAGCTTGTAAGGAGGCTGGCACCACTACCAAATGGTTCTACTACGAGATAGCCACACACGAACTATTCCAAGAGGCTTACGAAGAGATTAACGAACAATTCCATGCCGAGATAAAGAACGCGCTCTACCTCAAAGCCAAACAGGGGGACGTAAATGCCATCAGGGAATGGCAATACAAGTTCAATCGGGCTTATATGTCATTACAGCAGCGGTACATGGGCCTACTGTCAGGGGCATTGGAGAATGAAGTCATTGACTTGACCAAAAAAGCCCACCTCCAAAAGAGCGTAAAACGGTTAGAGGAAATGTATGCGGTCTGTATGGTATCGGGTAAATTCGACCACGCCATTAAAGCCCAATCCGAGATAATCAAACTCTTACAATTGGCAGAGGAAAGCGTGGCCACCGACTACGATGTATTGACAGGCTCGCAACTACTTACCCTTATGGAGGGTATCGGCTTCAAACCCCAAGTAGAGGATATTCATTTTGAGGAAGTCCCCGACAACGTAAAAAGCCTCTATAAGGATATGTTCCCAACACTCTTAGGACATGGCACAGAAGAAAACGTATAGCTTCGGCTTTCTAAAGAACGGTTGGGAGGCGGGGGAATGGATGAAATGTAAACAAAGCCCTATCTACTTCATACGAACCTACGTAAAGATAGACCACCCAATGTTAGGGCTGATACCATTCGCTCTATTCATATTTCAGGAGGCTCTACTTTCGATATTCGTCAGACACAGAAAGACAATCATCCTAAAGCCGAGGCAGATGGGCATCACCACCATAGCAGTGGCGTATGTCCTTTGGTTGTGTATGTTCCACCCCTATAAAAATGTGGTCTTGATAAGCATCAAATTCGCAACCGCCAAGGGGATGCTCCGAAAACTCAAAACGATGTACCGGAACTTACCCGACTTCCTCAAAGAACCTGTTACCAATGGTAGCAGCCCCGACGAGGTAGGTTCAGCGCATGAGGTTATCTTTGCCAACGGCTCTACCATTAAGGCGGTAGCATCATCAGCGGATGCAGCGCGTTCAGAGGCAGCCTCCCTAATTGTAATGGACGAAGCCGCATTTATTGCACAGGCATCAGGGATTTGGGCATCCGTACAGCCTACCATGTCAACAGGGGGTAGTGCTATTATCCTATCTTCGGCATTTGGTATGGGTAACTTCTTCCACCAAGAATGGACGAGAGCCATACAAGGCTTAGGGCTATTCCCTGTTAAACTACATTGGAGGATGCGGCCAGAGCGTGACGAGAAATGGTTACGAGAACAGCGGTTAGAACTAGGGGAAAAGCGATGCAAGCAGGAAGTGGAATGCGACTTTCTACGGTCAGGCTACAACGTATTCAACATGGATGCTATCAAAGCCATAGAAACCCGACTATTTGACAAGATAGCGATTAAGAGGGAGCATCATGGCTACGAGGGGGAATACGTCCAATACCATTCCTACGACGCAAGCCACCAATACTACATTGGAGCGGATATATCCACAGGCCGCAGCCGTGACTTTTCAGCGTTCTCTATCATGGACGAGGCAGGCAAGGAATACGCTTGTTTTAAGGGTAAAATATCCCCAAGGGAGTTAGCCCTATTGACCATGTCCAAAGGCGAGGAATACGGTTGGGCTGTACTAGCACCCGAAGTAAATGCCATAGGCGAGGGGGTTATAGCTATCTACCAAGAATACGGCTACCCCAACGTTTACAATTCGGTATCCAAAGTATTAAGGCTAAACGAATGGAAACACCGCGAAGCCGACATTATGGGATGGCTGACGACTGGCAAAAGTAGGAATACCATGATAGCAGGCATGGAGGAGGATTTGGATAACGAACTCATTGAGCTAAACAATCCTTTCTTTGTACAAGAGGCGTTTACCTTCATCTATGACAGCAACAACCGCCCCGTAGCGATGGGTAAGCATGGAGGAGGCAGGGCAGCATCCGCAGGTGACGAACTCTACGACGACGACAGCAAGATATATGTAGATGATGCCATTGTAGGGGGCTGTATTACCAATGAGGTAAGGAAAGACCCGCGTAAATTTGGCGACGTGGTTATGATGGGAGGCTTTGGGTAGTAAACAAAACTATATTTGGCGGTTGTGGTTTTCGGTTTATTCCACCGCCTGAATTTTCGCACCTAAAAAGTATATTAACATAACTTATTTGGTTTTCGGTATATAAATAGCAGCCAAACCAAATAATATAAAACACGGAAACACTATGTTTAAGAAAATAAAAGCGTTCTTTGCGCGGGTCATTGCCATAATTGTTTTGGGCATCCCCACCATTTTGTTTTACCTCGGCAAGGTATTGATAGTTTTGTCATTCTGTACAATGCTACATTTCAAAGAAGCCAAAGCCCAAATCAAACACTTTCACGAATACTACTAATATGAAAAACATTATTGTCATTGGCAACGCCAGCCACCTGTTTAGATTGTGGGAGGCAGGACACCCACAGGTTTGTATCGTAAACAATGAGGCAGGTCCTGGTTGGTTGGAGTCCGCCCCTCACCACGATAAGGATATGGGGTTTTATCTACCCGAACAGGAAACAGAGCAGGAAAGGGTTGTATTGGTTGACGAAAGGTTTTTCCAACCTACTTGTGTGCCATACCCAGCACCGCCACAGTTGGGAGAGCTTAAACTACCAACCTACAAACCCTACATTGATAAGGGGAAGCCATATAAAAAGCGTGTACCCTACAAGCGTAGGAACGGCTACTTTTAAAAATAAAGTAACTTTAATGAAAAATAGTTAGTGTTTTATTTGCTTATATCAGCAAAAAGCCCGATATTTGTAGTATCAAATTACCTTTTAACATTTACTACAATGCAGTACACTAACATCACAGCCACACGCGCCGCCGTAATGAACCACGCTCGCAAACTTTACTTTTCGGAAACAGTTCCCCAAATTTGGTCTTTGTGTGTTTCCCTTGCATGGGCTTATCAAGAGGTCAAAGAGAAAGTAAAACAGGGGTTGCCTGTAACCTTTATCAAAAAGACAACAGGCGAAGAGCGTACAGTAAACAAGCCTACACCCTATGTACACACACCCAAAGAGGGAAAGACAAGCACAAGGGTAACGCCGCCTTACATCGTAGTGTTTAACGACACAGAGAAAGAAGGGCATCAAACGGTAAGCTTGGACATTCGCACATTAAAGTAACTTTAACAACAAAGCCCCTATCTCAATGGGTAGGGGCTACTAAATATAATCATTATGGGAACGCTAAACAGCTTGATACTCCAAGCAATCACAGAAAAGCTTTTAGGGCTTACGGTTAAGGTTTTTGTATTCGAGAAAGAGAACGACCTTACCAAATACCTTATTGACTACTGGTACACACCCGAAATAGGGGCAAGGGGGGAATTTTACGAATGGTGTTTGCGTGAGGGGCATTACGGCAACTATCCCAAGCTTTACACCTTTGCAGGGGTTGTATCGGCAACCATTACCGACGTGGTACACATCTATGCCAATTGCGGCTTAGATGCGGAGGACGCAGCCATAAACCTACATCTAAGCCTAACCCTCGAATCGGGGGAGCAGGTTGGTACTATTCACATCGTACAGTATTAGACCACCGCCTGCCCTTAAATACTTATTGCTTTTTTCGTCCCTACGGAGTTTATTGCCTACCTAAATTTTATGTTTGGGTAGGCTTTTTTGTGCTTATTTATTATGCGCTTTGATGATAATTGCCTATCTTTGTTTACTTACAACGATTATGGCAAAGAACAACAAAGTAACATTGTGGCAAAGGGTAGCCCCCTTTTTGGGCTTTTACTACCCGACAACAACCCCTCCCGATACTTTCGAGAGGGAAACGCTATTTAGACCAAACCCTGCCCCTCGCGTTGTGGTTGTAAGGGAAGCCTTTGCAGAGGAGCGTATGGTAGGGGGTGCGCCTATATCCGCAGGTCGTATTTCCGAGCCTGAAATCAATGCTCTTGATATGCAGGGCATGACCACAATCAACCCCGATTACCCACCCGAATTTTTGGAGGTGCTGCAACAACTGGCAGCCACCAACCCCGACATATCTTATGCAACCGACAACGTTGTGCGGATGGGTACGACCCCTTACACAATCGAGTTTGGGGACAACATTACCCCCGAACAAGCTAAGAAGATGCGTAAGGTGCTGCAAGAGTCCGTAAAGACTTGGTATATGCAGTCAGGGGGTAGCGAGTCCGCCCTTATTGCCGACCTTATCGACCAAAGCATAGTAAATGGGGCTTTGTCCGCCGAGTACGTAATTAAAAACGACATTACAGGCATTAAGGAAATTGTCTTAGTGAACCCTAAAAACATCGTTTACAAGTACGACAACAAAACCGATACCTACCAACCCTACCAACGAGTACAGAGTATCAAGTCGGGTCGTATAGCGGAGGATGGCAACCTAATCAAACTCAATACTAGGACTTACAAATACTTTGCGGTAAAACGTCGTGGGGACAAACCCTACGGCATTGCTCCATTCTTGTCAGCGTTAGATATGACAGATGTTGAGTGGGATGTACTTAAGAACTTCCGCCGCGTTGCCAAAAATATCGGTGTGCTTGGTTTCCTGCAAATCCTTGTAAACAAGCCTAAGATGTTGCCGCGTACACAGGATGGTTTTGTAGAAACACCCGAAGCCTACAATGCTCGTTGCAAAGCCTACCTGAATACCATGATACGCCCCGAAGCCGAGAAAGGTTTTGCTACTGGCGTAATGACAGGTTTTAAGGAAGATATGGAAATGGACTTTGCCTCTAACAACTCCTCCAACATCGGAGGGGCTAAGGACTTTGTAGAGGTCATCACCGTACAAAAACACGCAGGTCTAAAGCAAGACCCTGTATTGTTGGGCAGACCCTTCAACACATCCGAGGCGATGGGTAAGGTTATTCTTGAAAAGTTTGCCTCACAGGTTACAAGCTTTCAGGGGGTTGTTGCCGACTTCTTAGGTGAGGCGTTTGGCTTAGAATTGGTACTAAAGGGATTCCCTTCAACCAAAGTTTACGTCAAGTTTGAACGCCCACGCGTAGGCGACAAAGTAAAGGATGAGGAGGCTCGCGGTATGCAGATAGACAACGTTCTAAAGTTAAGGGATGCCAATATCATCGACCAACAACAGGCAGCCAATGAGTTGGGCTATGATGTACCAGCAGGCGAAGCCCCAACCCCTGAAATAACACAGAACTCCAAAGAGCTTGCTATAACGTTGGGTTATGGCTCTACTGTGTTTCCTTATGGGTCTAAGGCTGAATGTTGCCCCACACATCTAAACTTTGAGAACGGCGCGGATGACGACCTAGAGAAGTACATTGCCAAATATACCAAAGCCATGCAGGAACAGTTTGGCAGGGCAATAGATGGGGTAATTAAGCAGATGACTAAAACCCTCAACCGCCTTACAACCAAAGCCACCATTGACGAAGTATTTGAGGCTATCTATGCCACTATCCTACGCAACTGGAATGCCGAGTTTGTAACAGGCATGAAGGTAATAGTAAACAAGTGGGTAAGCGATGCCTACCGCTTCTTTAGAAAGTCTAAAACTCCATTTGGTACAAGCGGCTCGAACATTCCCAAAGCAACCTTTGACTTGATAGACACAAGAACCCTAAGCTATTTGAGGGAATCCGACAAAACCTATCTTGGCAAATTCATCACAGACCCCGACACCAAACAGCGGTTGATGGACTGGATACAGAAAGAGTTTGAAAAAGGGGACATACCTCTAGGACAAACCAAAGGGCAGGCACAGTTTTTAAAGCAATTGGCGGCACAGCTACAGTTAGAAGAGTGGAAGATAACCCGAATAGTTACAACCACCACCAACAAAGCCCAACAGTATGCAGCTATCAACTATATGAGTCAGGCAGGGGTTGAGCGTTATGAAGTGGTTGCCATGATTGACAACAAAACCTCCGACGTTTGCAGGGCTATGGATGGCAAGACCTTCCTCACAGCCACAGGGAGGGCTAAAGTGGTCAAGGTCGGCAAATCTGACCCCTTAGACGTGCCAAAGGTTACACCATTCGTATCAGCAGTATTTGAAAACTTAGATGATTTGGAGGACATAACAGGCGATGAGCTGGCAGCCGAGTATGGGATATTCTCCCCACCGTTCCACCCTCATTGCCGTACTCAATTGGTAGCTATCCTTTAATATTAAAGTAACTTTAACGATGAAAAAGAAGCAGTATAAAGAAACACTAAAGTTTGACCTCGTTACCCCCGATAAACTTGGTATCACAGAGGCAGGCGTAAACCTTGGCATTAAGGAGCGCGACTTTGTAGAGTATAACTCTTTCGTAAGAGAGAACTACGCCGCAGGTTGGAAGTTCCCCGATACTACTGGCATGGTTATACCAGCAGGCTTGGAACTCAAAGAAGAGAACTTCCTACTTGTACCCTTCCGCCTCCTTACGGCTACGATGGTAGGGGCTTACAGTTACAAGGCTGCCTACTTCCCTGCCAAAGTGTTGCGTAAGGCTGTACCGATGTTGTTGGGCAAAGGGGTATTTACCAATCATGATATGGATCCGAATATGTGGTCTGGCTTCGTGGTAAAAACAAGTTGGGAGCCTGAAAAAATTGTCAACGGCGAAACCATACCCGCAGGCATCAATGGGGTACTGGCTATTGATACCACTATCCCCCGAAACAAAGAGCTTGCTATGGGTATTGTGGCAGGTGCTGTTTATTCCAATTCCGTCAGCATTGAATTTATGTGGGAGCCTTCTCACAAGTTTGCCAATGACAATGAGTTTTATTGGAACATTGGCTATGAGGCAGAGGATGGAACAATGATTCACCGCATCGCTACCGAGGTAGTAAATATGCACGAAACTTCCTTAGTTCCCTTGGGGGCTGACCCTTACGCCAAACGTTTGGATAGTGAGGGCAACGCTATAAATGTGGACAAGGGTAGCGTTTACACCCAACAAAACGCCTCCGCTTCATTTATGGCAGAATTTAATAGAGCTACCACCGAAAAAAGTTACTTAATTACTTCGATATTAGACAAAAATATCTTATCTTTGACAGGCAAGCAAGCAACAAAACCCTTATTTCAAATGAACGAGAAAACCATTAAGGCGCTCATAGCGCTATTTGGGCTTACCGACCCCAACCTCTTGACAGAGGAGCACATAGGTAAGTTTGCTGTAATCCCAAAAGGGGACTATGCGAACTTTAGCAGTATCAAGGGTGCAGCCCTTGCCGAGCTTAAAAAAACCAACCCAGCCATTGCGGACTTGGATGTTTCCGAGTTTATGAAAACCCATACCTTTGTGGCTTCGGCTGAACTTGCCAATCTGCAAGCCGACCGCCAACGCGTTACCGAACTCACTGCCCAAGTATCAACTTTGAGTGCTGAAAAGGTTGCTTTGGAAGTTGATGCCAAGCACGGCAAAGACCATTTAGAACAGCAGCGTGAACTTGTAAAGAAATTCTACCGTTTGGAAAAGGGGGACAAAGCCGACGAAACTGTTGTAGGATTGTTCGACAAAGCAAGCCGCGAGGAATTGGCTGCCCTTGTTAAAGCACAGGGCTTGACCATTGCAGGAGAGTTCTCTTACCATTGCGCTGATTGTGGTAGTGGTAAATTCGACTTCCGCAGTTCTGTAAATGGCGCAGGCGAAGGCGACCCCAACAAAACCACTACACCCTTAGAAATTGTTACAGCCGACGACATCCGCGAAAAGCGTCGTTGGGGCAAGTAAGGGTTACTGAAACACCATTATCTCACTTTTAATACTAATTCCATTTATGGACTTTACTCAATCAAACGAATCGAGCAACCCTGTGGTTACTCGTACCGCAAATCAAACTTTGAACATTAGCCGTGGGGTAAAGGCGACTTCCCCAGGCGTTTACCCTGTTCTTGCAGTAGGTAGCCCTGTTACTCTTGATGCAACAACTGGCGAGTTCATTCTCAAAACTACGGCTACGCAGGTACTTGTTGGCTACGTGGTAACACCAAATAACGCCGAGAACGGTCAACGTGCTACCGTTGCAACTGGCTTCATTGCTCAAATGGACAGAGCCTCCTCTGCCGCTGCTAAAACTTTCGGTACTAAAGTAGCGTTTGTTGGTGTGAACGGTACTAATGGCTTGCCACAAGTAGCAACTTGCACCACTGGCCAATATGCGGACGGTATCATTTACAACGAGATTTCAGGGGCTAACGCCGAGGGGACTGTGTTGTTGTTTGGTACTCCTGTACTTGTGCCTTAATCGGTAGCATTAAAGTAACTTTATTCTTAAACACATTTTAGAACGACTATATTTTATGTCAGGACAAGGAAAAACAATCAGTTTAGAGGAGGCTCTGAAATTGGGCAGCCAAGAACAATTTGCAGTTGTGAAGCGCGATGTTGAAAAAGGCAACGGCAAAATAAATGCAGAATTGGAAAAAACGGAAGGAGGTAGCCGTTACACCAACTATCAAAAGGCTGTTATTGCCAATTTGGAGGTGTTGGGTAAAGAGGTTCAAAACCTTCGCACAGGCACGGACGTTGAGGCAGGTATTGACATCAACTTTGGGGAATTTATTCAGGAGAAGCTTGGTTTTAGCCCCGACGACAAAGGAGGCTTTGCCAATTTGCTCCGTTTCTTGAAACTTGACCCAAGCCGCACGACTGTGGGTAAGTTGATGTCTATGCCTGAGCTTGACAGTTCTTTCAAATGGCTTGTACCGGAGGTTATTCGCGACGCAATTCGTACAGGCTTCACCGCTCAACCGATTTGGAACAGCATCATTGCAGGCGACAATCCTGTGGCTCAAAAGTCGGTAACTGTACCAAACATCAAACGCGGTGCAACCCCAATGTTCAAGTTGAACGAGGCGGAAACAATCCCTGTTGGTAATATTGAGTTCTCTCAAAAGATTATCACCATCTACAAGATTGGTACAGGTATTGGTTTGACTGATGAGCTTCGCCAATACTGCTCTTTGAACCTCCTTACAGAGTATTTGCAAAGCGCAGGCGTGAACTTGGGTCGTGGTCTTGATACTCTTGCAGTATTGACTTTGTTGAATGGCGACGGCAACGGCAACGCTGCCCCTGTTATCGGTACTGAAAACCTTGGCGCAATTGACTGGGACAACGACATTCTGCGTTTGATGATTCGCATGAATATGTTGGGCTACACAGCCAACAACATCATTGCCAACGAAGAGCCACTCCGCGACATCATGAAGTTGCCAGAGGTTAAAGGTTTCAATGGTGATACCACTATTGCCAATGCCACCCTCAAAACTATCAAGTCTATCCCTACCAGCTTGAATATGTTCCCTAGCGGTGCAATGCCTTCGGCTGATACTTGGATGTTCTTGGATGTGATGAAAGCCCTTATGAAGTTTACGGCTCGTCCGCTCTTCATTGAAAGCGAGCGCATCGTGGCGAACCAAATGGAGAATACTTTTG